TAGAATACAATGTAAAGAGATATTACCAAAAGGATCTATTATTGTATTTCCTAGTTTTGTGTGGCATAGAGTTAAACCAGTAACATCAGGCACAAGATATAGTCTTGTGGTATGGCATTTAGGGAGGCCTTTTAGATAATGTTTATAAATAGTTATTTTCCAACTATGATTTGGAGCGAAGAAAAACCGGAGTTTGTTAAATCATTGAATAAAGCGAGTAATAAATATATTGCTGATGCTCGTAAAAGAGAAAAAGAATATATAAAAAAACACGGTGATTTTGGAAGATCATATCATTCAACTCCACTTACAGCTGATAATGATTTTTTAGATTTTAGAAATTACATTGGTCTGAAATCCTGGGAATATCTAGACCATCAGGGTTATGATATGTCTCAATACACAACCATGTTTTCTGAGTTATGGGTACAAGAGTTTGCAAAGAAAGGTGGTGGTCACCACTCTGCACACATACATTGGAATCAACACGTATCGGGTTTTTATTTTTTAAAATGCAGCGATAAAACATCATACCCTGTGTTTCACGAACCAAAGACCGGGGCAAGGACAACAAAATTAAAAATGAAACCAAACCTAAAAGGTGTATGGGCAGGTCACGAACAATTTCATTTACGTCCTAAACCAGGCACACTAATTATATTTCCTGGCTATCTAGAGCATGAGTATGCGGTTGATCATGGTAAAGAACCATTTAGATTTATACATTGGAACATACAGGCTGTGCCAAAAGAGATGGCCAAAGATGTTTAAGAAAAATAAATACACAGTAATTAGAAAAGCCATATCAGAAGACCTGGCAGCTTTTATTGCAAATTATTTTATGATGCAGAAACAGGTTTATGATACCTGTCGTCAAGCCAGATATTTCTCACCATTTGAGAATATACTTGGATATTACGAAGAGCCCGACGGACAGATACCAAATACATATTCTGCTTATGGTAATATCGCAATGGAAACTTTACTATTAAAATGTCAACCAGGTATGGAGAAAGCCACAGGATTAAAATTATATCCTGCATATACTTACGCAAGAATATATAAAAAAGGTGATGAATTAAAAAGACACAAGGATAGATTCTCTTGTGAGATATCTACGACCATGAATCTTGGTGGTGATGATTGGCCTATATATCTAAGTCCAAATGAGAATGTGGGCGCACCGGATGGTAAGAATATTACCGCAGCCAGCAAAGCAAAAGGTGTTAGAGTAGATCTAAAACCTGGTGATATGTTGGTTTATAGAGGTGTAGAGCTAGAACATTGGAGAGAAAAATTCAAAGGCAAAGAATGTGTGCAAGTTTTTTTACATTATAACAATCGTAAGACACCAGGGGCTAAAGATAATATGTTCGACAAACGTCCACATTTAGGTCTTCCTTCTTGGTTTAAACGGTGATATAATCCTTAGATGGGGGCAGTACACCACCACATACCTACTGTCCCCTTTTAAGGAATTTTATGAGTTTAGGATTTGACGCAATATCAGCATTACCATTTGCTACATCGGGACCAGACAATGATGTAGCTGTAGTCGTAACAGGCAATAGTTTATCCATCACAATCGGTAGTGTGGGTGTTATCGCAGATGCGGTTACAGAAAATCTAACGGCAAATCAGGTAACGTTAGGCACAGGCACATTAACAATCACTGCTGACGCCAATCACACGGTCACGGGAAATGCCGTATCTTTAGGTTTAGGTGCATTTACTATTAATATAGATACCAATGTTACACCTTCTGGAAACTCGTTGACCTTGGCTACAGGAAATGTTACAATTAGCGCCGACGCGAATGTAAGTCCTACAGGTTCAGGTCTAACACTAGATACAGTAGAACCAGGGGTTATTACGTGGAACGATATTATACCAGGAGCAACAATGGTTTGGACACCAATAAAACCGTACTAATATGGCATCAACATTTTCATCAGATTTATCATTAGAACTCGTAGCAACAGGTGAGAAAGCCGGTCTATGGGGCACAATCACAAATACTAATCTACAATTATTGCAGACAGCAACATCAGGTTATGTAGAGGTTACTCTAAGTTCTGGTAACGTAACCTTAAGTTTGGCCGATGGAGACGCAACTGCAAATGGTAAAAATCTTTACATTAAACTTACTGGTACTTTATCAGGAGACGCAACCCTAACAATGCCAGCCAGCACATCAGGTGGTAATGCTAATAGGGTTTTCTTTGTAGAGGATGGAACTACCAGAGGTGGTGCAGGAGATAGTCATACCATAAAATTATTAACAGCAGGTCAAAGCGCATCCACACAGGTGCCTTTGCCAGAGGGCGCAAAAGTTTTAGTTTATTCTAGAGGTAGTGTCCCAGCCACAACTCTCGCAATGATGGAAAAAGGATTTACAGAGGTGACGGCAGCTAGTAAAACAACATACACGGCAGTAGCCGGAGATCAGATTGGTGTAGACACGGTTGCAAATATTGTGACAATCACATTACCAGCGTCCCCTGCACAGGGTGATGAGGTGACGATAATGGATGTATCCGCATCAAATGGTTTTGGAACTAACAAATGTGTGGTTGCAAGAAACGGATCTAATATTCAAGGTGGCACATCTGATCTAGACTTAACTGCTAACAATCAATGTGTTACATTAATTTTCACAACTGCTACAAAAGGCTGGCAAATAAAAACCAATAGCACATCATAGGAGTAAAACATGCCACTTACTCAAATCAAGTTTGCTCCGGGAATCGACAAACAGGACACAAGTGTTGGTGCAGAGGGTCGTTGGGTCGACTCTGATAATGTGAGATTTAGATATGGTCTGCCAGAAAAAGTCGGTGGTTGGCAATCGTTATTATCTGATTCTATTGTTGGTGTTGCCCGAAAACAACACGCCTTTGTTGATACAGAGGGAAACAGATACGTTGCCATAGGAACAGATAAATTTTTACTTTTATATTTTGAGGGACAGCTTTTTGATATCACACCTTTTAGATGTAATAACGCAGGAGTTGTTGATACCCTAACAAGCTCAACACTGGCAACGGATAGCACATCAGTTAAGACCTGTACAATCACAACAACAAGTGATCACGATCTGGCTGTTGGAGATATTGTTGAATTATCTTCTGTCACCCTACCAAGTGGTACAGGATTAAATGCGAGTGATTTTGAGGACAAACTATTTCAGGTATTAACAGTTCCAACACCCACAACTTTTACAATCGATTCTTTAAACCAGGCAAGTGCCGTTGTATCAACGGGAGGCACTATGACTGTCAAAGTCTATGAGACTGTGGGTCCTGCAGCACAGACATATGGTTATGGTTTTGGTATTGGTAATTATGGTGGTACGATAACAGGTGCTTTACAGAATGATCTTGACGGAGCGTTGAGCGCGGACACAGCTGGTAACAATGGGTCAGCAACACAGATCAGATTGACATCTACAACAGGTTTTCCAACAGCAGGAACAATAGCAGTCGGTAATGAATTAATAACATACACTGGAGTTGCGGGAGTTGAATTAACAGGTATAACAAGAGGTGCAGCAGGAACAGCAACCTTTGGCACATCAAACGGACAGGCTCACAGCGATGGTGCCGTGGTTACAAATGCCACAAACTTTTCCGGATTTGGTAGTGCTGTCGAAGCGTCATCGGTAACACTAGAACCAGGCTTATGGTCACTAAGTAATTTTGGTGAGGTATTAGTTGCAACCATTGCAAATGGTAAAACATTTACATGGAATGCTGGAATCACAGCCAGACTCACAACAAGAGCATCTATGTTGACATCTGGTTTTGAAACAAGAATAGATGCAGCAACAGATAGTGGTAATCCAACCGCAACCAGAGTTACACTCATATCACCAACAACAAGACACTTGATTCATCTTGGAACAGAGGAAACTATCGGCACACCATCATCACAAGATGATATGTTCATAAGATTCTCTGAAGACGAGAATATAAATAAATATACACCACAGGCAACAAATACTGCAGGTACACAAAGATTACAGGACGGCACAAAGATCATGGGTGGTCTTGTTGCAAAAGAAAATATACTGATATGGACAGACAATGCTCTGTATACAATGAAGTTTGTCGGAGCTCCTTTTACATTTGGATTCGAACAGGTAGGCACGAACTGCGGATTGATTGGTAAGAATGCAGCCATCGAGATCGATGGTGTTGCATATTGGATGGGTAACAATGGTTTCTTCTCTTTTGATGGTACGGTTAATACATTACCATGCTCTGTTGAGGATTTTGTTTACGATGATGCAGATACAACAAAAGGCCAACAGATAAATGCAGGTATCAATAATCTATTCACAGAAGTGATCTGGTGGTATCCAACATCAGGATCTGATTTTAATAATAGATATGTTGTCTATAATTATGGACAGGACAATGCAAGATTATCAATGGGTAACTGGTACACAGGTACAAACACAAATTCTATAAGAACAAGTTGGATAGATTCTCTAGTATATCCTAAACCTTATGCAACAGCATACAACAGCTCTAATACAGGAACGTTTCCACAGGTTATTGGTGAGACAGGTCTAGGTCAGACGGTATTCTTTGAACATGAAATAGGAACCGACCAGGTCAATCCAGATGGTAGTGTAACAACATTAACATCTTTTATACAATCATTTAGTTTCTCATTACAAAAAGATCAGAGTGAGATATTTCTCGCAATGCGTAGATTCTTACCAAACTTTAAAGTATTGACAGGTAATAATCAGATCACATTATCTATAAAAGATTTTCCTGCACAGGATGATCAGGAAACAACGTTAAGTCCTTTTACAATAAATGCAAGCACAACCAAAGTTGACACCAGAGCAAGGGGACGATATGCAAATATAAAGATAGAAAACACTGGTGTCAGTGAATCCTGGAGATTTGGTACATTCCAGGTAGATTTACAACCCGATGGAAGGAGAGGATAATGACAAAAGTAGTGGTAAGATTACCAGAACCTAAAAAAGAATATAGTGAGGATAACCAAAGACAGATCAATAGAGCGTTAACCACAATCATAGAACAGTTAAACTCTACATACTTAACACAACAGAAAGAGGATCAGGAAAGATTTACCTGGTTAGGATTAGGCTAGTGGCAAATATATATAAAAACGATAAGGTAAGTTTAACAAATACAGATCTTACAACTTTGTATACAGTGCCTAA